CCTGTCATTGTTGTTAGGAATGATTTCAGCGGTTGCAGCATCATTAGCCACACCAGTAATCAGTCTCCAAGCCTGATTCTTCAACGGCTCCTTGAAAGGTTTTGACATAAGTCTGGTATATGTATCATAGGTAATGGGAATCACCTGTCTTACACCAATCACCTTGCCATTGCCATTCTTAAGGATGAGAGCCTCATTCACTATTACCAGAACATCGTCTGGATAAGCATAAGATGTGGCTCTCGTATCATAAGAAGAAGAGCTTGTAAGAGCTGAAAGCTTTACATTCTTCATAAGCATAGAGAAGTCTATCTGTCTCTTTGGAGACTGGTCAAAGCCTTCCTTATACTTATTACCTCCCGGATTGAAGTAGTTCTTGATAATCTCCGACTGAGCTTTCGTCAAGAACACGGACTTCTCATATTCGTTAAGCCCGGGAGCAGCATTACTCATTATACTATTGTAGAGTACATCAAATCTATCTGAAAACTCAGTCGGTGACATATCAACTACTTTTTAAGGTTGTTCTTATATTCTTTCACCTTGTCCTCAATGAGAAGCTTGGTATTCTGATTCTTAGGCATATTCAGATAACCAGCAGCCACATTAAGGGTGGGTTCACCATTCTCACACAGAGGTTCGTTGTTATCTCTCATATACAACTGACCTCCACGATTTACAATCACACCAGCCTCAATACCATTTCTAATCAGCACCTTGGTTGGCAGGTATTCATCCTCTGCAACTCTGAGGAAATGCTTGGGGTCTTTGTCAATCATCTTCTCAACCATCACATTGAGGTCTCCAAGAGTGGTTGCAGAAGAGATAGGCTGTCTTCCGATTGTCTCAATGATGACTCTCAGAGTGTCAGCATCGCTATCAAGTTTACCCCAAACCTTGTATGCAAGCTTTCTTGCATCAATGCGGTTCTTATCAGCATCAAGAGCCTCATTCTCTCTTACAAGGACGAATTCGTATGTAGACTTTGGATGGTCTTCAAGGGCTTGCATTGAAGGAGCAATAAGGTCTGAATTGGCAAGCAGGACTTTATATCTGATATAGTCCATACCGTCTGACAGCTTCAGAGTTTCTCCATCCTTCTTAACAGTAACCTTGAACTTCTTCCAAAAGTTATTTTCAATGTTGTAGACTGAAAGGGCGTTGTCTTCAAGACCAAGGTAAGCCTCAAGGAAAGCCTTTTCATCTTTTGTGAGCACATCCTTCAACTGACCAGACCGAAGCATCGGTACTACATAGGTTCTTGTTGAGGATTCAGCCATACCTCCATAGAGGACATGTCTGGGGTCATTGCCTGCCATAGCATTCTCCTTGGGAATGAATTTGACTGATACAGTCTCGTTAGACAGGCAGCTAATCATTTTTTCTTCTTTTGCCATTACTTCTCCTTTTAATGACGGTTAATAAAAATGGGGTTCCCCAACCCTTTGTCAGGGAACCCCGAGGAATTACATCAGAATTGAAGGGATGATTGAGACACAACGAGTGGGGTCATATACGATGGCACCCAGTGTGGTCATACGGTGGACAATAGCGGAATCCTCATCATAGGACATATTGCCATTGAAGTTGGCACCTGTGAAAGGATTGCGGAAGCCCCATTCATAGCCCCAGAATTCAGGAGCACCCTTGATACCAGCCTTCTGGATATTCGGAGTCTCGGTGGAGCCGATGTACCAGATGTCAAAGCGGTAAGAGAATGCTACACCACCCTCTGGATGAGGAATCTTGTTACGGACCTTGTCATCGTAGAAGGTATCTACATTCAGCTTCACAAACACACCGTTCGGAGCCTGCCACTCAGTAATCTGGTGGTTGGTCAGACGGACAGCGGTGTTAGGAGCAAAGGCTGCTGTAGTCTTTGTGAGTGCCGGAGGGTTGTCCTCGGAATACTGGAGACCCAGAGGAAGCCAACCAGAACCTTGCTCTTGGGCAGCTCTGTTAAAGAGCAGAGCACCACGCTCACCCGTGTTGATGATGAACTTACGGTCACCAAATGCAATCTTACCCTCGGAGAGCTCATAGAGAGCATCAAGGATATAGTCCATCACACTGGAAGTATCGTTGTAGTATCTTACAAGACCAGCCTCAGCCTGCTCAAAGATACCAGAACCCATTTGGATAGCCATACCTGACTTACCAAAGTTCATATACTCACCATTGATGTTGCGGTTGGAACGACCAAATGCCAGAGCCTTATTCTTGTAGTTAGCCCACTCAAGGGACAGCTGCCAGTCCTCATAGTCCATCCACATAGCGGAGGTACCCTTAATCTGACGACCAGTCTTAGGGTCTTCCTTCACCATCGGAATACCGAAGGCAAGCTTTCTGTTACCCTTGTTGCCCGGAACCTTGTCAGAGATACGGATGGTGGTGAACTCACCACGCATAGCAACAGGCGTAGTGTAGGAGATACCACCAACTCTGCGGGACAGTTCCTTCTCAACAGGAGCAAATTCCTTGGAGAATCTCTCACCACGGAGCAGTCTCTCAGGAGGAACACCTTGAGTGTTACCACCACAGAGCTCTACCATATAAGCATAGCGGGAGCCTTCTGCGTGGGGGTCACCAAGAATACGGAATTGATACTTCTCGTTGAGGTGACCAACGATGATTTCACCATCGTGGAAAGCAGCCTCATCAAAGACAAGATAGAACTTGGTGGTACCAGCACCAACATTGGTAGCCGTGTCTTCTGTAACAACCAGACCATTCTCATCACGAGCCTCTACGAGAGGATAGTTTCTGGCGGCATTGCCGAGAACATCCCAGTAGAATTCCATATCATTCTCAAACCACCGGGTAGGGAACTTATTAAGGAATCCTTCCAGAGTGTTGTTACCAGTAACTGAAGCCTGCAAGAGAGTGATTGTTTCAGCAGCCCTCTGACGGTCAAGCTGGAAAAGTGCACTCAGGTGGTTGTCAGTAACCATACCGTGCACACCTTCCACACCAATCATCTGGAAATTTTTAAGTGCAATTTTACTCATAACAAACAACTTATTAGTTAGATGTCAATTCTGAACCCTTTGTAATTGTTAGTACCTCTTTTGCCATCTTCACCATCAGTAAACCTGAAACTACCCCCTTGGTGTCCTTGGTTCTTTAGGCGACTTTCAATCTCTTGCAGGTTCTTGTTGACCTTTTTATTTACGCTCTTTTGTAGCAGGTTGCCCATCTTTGAGAAACCATCAGTCAAAGCCCAGATAATTCCAAGAGCAGTTCTGAATTCAACGGGGTGTTCATCTGCATAGAGTTGTACTGCAGTAAGCTGCTCCCCCTCATCATTCGTCTTAACGACTCTTGTCATTGCCTCATAAGCCTTTTTTCTGGTTGGCTTGTCAATCGGAATGTCATCAAACAACTTGTCTTTTTCAAGGACTGCCTTCTTGAAGTCTTCAGCCTCTTTCTTGACTCTTTGTCTTTCGTCATCAGCTTCTTTCTTCTTAAGGTCAAGCTGCTCCTGATACTTATCCTTGAAATAGTCCTTTATGGATTCAAGGGCATCCTTAGCATCATCCTTGTCAGTGCCTGAGGACATAATCCTCTCAACCTGCTTCTTGGCTCTCTCTTCAGAGAAGCCTCTGTTGAGAAAGTCTCTGAAAAGCAGAGTTCTACGAAGATTTGCACCTTGCTCATCATCGTCTTCAATCTGCTCATCAGTAATGCTTTCAAGTCTTTTGATTGTGTTCTGATATTGTGCAATCACACTAGGTTCCATTCCATTCTGAATGGCTTCCTTGTACTTGCGAGTTTCCTCATCAAGTCTTGCATCAATCTCATTTTCGAACGCCTCTCTGAAACTATCAGCATCAACGACTTTCTCAATAGCTTCATCATCAAGGAATTGAAAGAGGCCATCACCTTTCATGGCTTGGGCAAATGATGAAAATGGGTTTTCATCTTTGGGAGAAGGCCCCTCACCTTGGGGCTTGGCCTCCTCTTCTTCCTCATTATCATCATCCCCTACGCTCTCCGGGTCATCCTTGCCAAATAAGTCTTCAGCACTAACTGTTTGACCCTCAGGGATTTCTTCTTCTTTTGTCTCTTTGGTTTCAGGTTTTCCTTCCTCTTGTGGGTCTGTCTCAACCCTCTGCTCTTCATCCCCAAACAGGTCTTCGGCACTCACTGAGCCTACACCCATAAAGGTTTGAGCCTTGTTAAATACATCAGTCATTTTACTTCTCCTTAAAATAAACTTTTGACAAAAATAAAAGGTTTGTAAATTTATTACAAACCCTTTAGAACTTTTACATAATTTACTGCCTAATTTACCAGTTTCTTTCTGCACTCTTCACAGAGAAGTTCCTTTGCTGCTCTGAACATACTTCCTGCAATCTCACCTGAAAGATATTGGAACTTCTCACTGAATGGGTCTATGGAGTCTGCAATACAGATATGCATAGCCAAATGTCCCTTCTCGTGGTCAAAGGTATCATAAAACTCTTGTGCATCTACTGCCTTTCCAATGATAATAAGGCTCTCCCTTTTATATATATTGGAATAGGTTGCTCCTACATTATATCCTTCAAGCTCAAGGCTTTCTGCAGTCTCATAGGCTTCCTCCTCTTCGCATCCAAGTTCTTTCAGAGCATCAGTTATCTCCTCAAGTGGAAATGTATCTATAAGGTAGAACACTCTGACAAGCCAGTCATACCTGTCTATTGTAAACTCCTGTACTATCATATCATATCCTCCCAGTTTATCGGAGTGCCAGAACCAATGCAGTCGGCATAGAATCTTGTGAATACCATTCCTTCATAGGCATCAGCATCTTCAATAGTGTCAAACACATACTGTGCAAGGGATGCTTCGTCTCTGACTGACTTTCCATAGTAGTCTGCCTTACACATATTGGCTACATAGACCGAGTCATAGCCTTTGTCTTTGGTAAGTTTAAGTCCATATCTTTTCAGCATATCGTCGAGAGCACTCTTCTCAATCATATCTATATAGACTTTTCTCCTATTCTCTGTCTTATACATTCTGCTTACAGCCCATTCACACATCTTCTTTGAGAAATGCCATCCGTATGCTTCCAAGTATTCTTCCATCCCGGAAGGATACTGACCATAAGAATCCAATCTTGCCATAGTTAAATAATTAAAGGGGGCATTTAGCCCCCTATGATTAATCTTTGTCCCACTCTTTAATGTAGTCTTCAAGAGTATCAATGGCAGCACAAATGCCGTCCTTTACACCCTCTTCATACTCACCACCTTTTCTGCTGGACATACCAGACATCTTACGGGAGGAATAACCGGAACCTCTCATTCCAGACTTTCTTTCCTCAATGATTTTCCATACTCTGTTGCTCATAATTCAATGCTTTAAGTTGTTGCTGGAGTTGTTTGGGTTACAGTAAGCTGGGGCCATACCACAGGGATTGTGTTAGGAGCCTTTGCAACCAGAGAATTAACCTGAGCCATCAGAGGAGCAATCATAGCTTGGAGCTGGGCAGTCTGTCTGTCATTGTCAAGCTGACCTCTCAGTTGGGTAATGATGTCTGCCTGAGTGTTAATCTTATCTTGCATATCTCTCTTTTCACTTGCACAGAACTGGGCAATCATTTCAGCCTTCAAGTCTGCAATGGAACTTACCAGAGTGTTGGTCTGATTGAGTGTAGCAATCTGATTCTGGTAACCTTGCTCAGTTACAAGCTGCTTCATCTGGCAGCAGCATTGGCAGAGTTGAGATGCAAGCTCTGCATTGCCTGACTGGATAGCATTCTGTATTTGCAGGGCAGACATACCAGTCTGCGAAGTGAGGTTTGCAATGCCTTCCTTAAGGCTTTGGACACCACTATTCACCAGATTGAAATCCTGACCAAGGGCTGTTGCAAGACCTTGGATTGCACTACGGGAAGCTTCCCCATTTGAGTTGATTGCATTCATAAGCAGTTCCCTTCCTGAATCATTGTTAAGTTGGTTGGAGAGAAAGCCAGCACCATTGGCACCGCCATTACCAAAGCCTCCAAAGCCTCCCCAATTGCCATTGCCAAAGAAGAGGCCGAGAAGAAAACCAAGGATTCCACCACCAAGACCACCATTACCAAGCCAACCATTGTTGCCATTCATAAAGGCTGCCCAAGCAGGCATTGAATTCCCATCTGGATTTGAAAATACATAAGTTTTAGAA